CCCGGATTTGTAGCGAAGAACGTAATCTTGTCTACCGGGAAGTATCTCTTCTGAGTAATTACGGGTCTACCGTCGGAACCGATGGTTGCGGATGCGCCGTAGGTCAGGTCGCTTTCCACGATCCGGGTAATACCAAACTCCTCATCAAGATGAGCTTCAAGAGCGGACCGGGAAATAAGAGCACCTGCGGAGGTATTGCCGCCGATTGCAGTCTGCAGAGCGGTATTCTTGCGCATCTTGGTGATGTTCTTCTTGGAAGTCATCATACCGGTAATGGTAATGCCGTGGTCCGTTGCGTAGTCGATTATAGTCTGAATCTGCGCGTCAACGTCTGCAGTCTTGTGCAGGTTAAGTGTGAACGCCTTGTGGGCCGCAGGAACGCCATAGTCCACAGTCAGGTCAAGGTTATTTTCCTTGATAGTTACCTGTCCGGTAGCCATGAGCTCGTTCTTGGCCACCTTGGTCCGGGTCACTACCTGATCGGCCAGTCTTACACCATCATTAATTACGTAATCGTACATTTCGTCATTACGTACTCCCGCACGGGTAAGAGCTCTCATACGCTCAGACTGATTGATCTTTACCTTAATCAGGCCCTTCTCGATATTGTGGTTATCGATCGGCACCCGGAAGGTAGTCTGTGCTTCGGTATCAAATCCGTGGAACTGCGCCATTACCGGAATCTGATACTCGTCAGCAATAGACTGCCAAGCGGCCACGAGGTTATCTGTTTTATCATCTCCAAACAGGCTGTCTACCGGATCATTCGGTCTGTTGACCTGAAATCCCATATCGAGCCACTCTTCCTGCGGAATGAATCCAAGGATGTTATTTTCAAATCTCGGCATATTCATCCACCTCCTTAAGAATTAGTCCAGTTCGGACGGGTTACTGCCGGGGATGTAACAAATACGAACCCCTTCGCCGCAAGTGCGGTTTTTGCCGCAGAAGCGATCTGCTTTCCGTCATAGCTGTAATAGGTCTTGCCTGCACCGACAGTGGTATCCGTTGTAAGCGTGTAAACGTAGTTCGGTGAACTGCCGCTTCTCTCATATAATCCCAGTTCTTTGGGATTACCACCAGTCGGTACAGTCGCAGAACTGTAGGTGTCTACTGCTTCCGGAAGACGGTCCTCGTATACCACTCCCTTGGTAACCACAGAACCCGGCATATTGCCAGTGGTTACATCTACGTCTTCGTATACGATGCCAGTTGCATTTGCATCATTGGACGGGAACACCGTGCCCATCTTTACGTACTTACCGCCGTTGTCGGAAGTGGATGCTCCTGCCTGCGGAATCTGTCTTGTTTCTCTCACGCACTCTTCGTGAGCGAGGAACCAACCGGGCGCATAAGCTTTGCCCTGTTCAACTGCTCCAATAAAGGACATACTCAATCCTCCTTCACTTTTCCATATAAGTTGTCGTGATACTTAGCGGCAAGCTCAGCCGCTCTTCCGGTCTTCTTGGTATCGGGGTTTCCGCCATCGCCGGGAGGATTGTCTACGTCTGCTCCCCGGGTTTCCTTGGTAGAAATGAAACCGCTCCAGTCAGAACCGATTTTCTCTTTAAGACCATCAACACCTTCAAGAGACCCATCTTTATCGAGCTTCATGCCGGAAAAATCGGTGACTCTGATAATCGAATCGATGTGCTTGTCTCCCACATTACATTCTGCAAGGAGCTTCTTATAAGCGGACCTGATCTTCTCCGAATTTTCCTTATCAGAGATGTCCTTCTTGTACGCCTCGAACGCTGTGTGTTCGTCGTTGTACTTCTTTTCCCAATCACTGGCAGATGTGTCCTTCTTCAAATCGTCCAACTCTTTCTGAACTCCGGGAAGTTTTTCAGCATCCACCTTGTACTCCTTGATCTGCTCTTTCAGAGCAGAGGTAACGTTGGTATGCTCCTCGATTATTGCGCTCACCTGTTCCTCGGTAAGCCCCATACCCTTAAGCATCGCTCTTGTAAGTGCCATTGTTTTCTCCTTTTCTTCGGGCGTCTTCTTTCGCCAATGAGATTCGGGTATATTCTTCTACCCTTTATATTTATTATACCATATGAAACTAACTCAGTCAAGTGGAAAATGTATACCTGTCGATCTTGTTGCAGGTCCGAGCGTGTTGTATTGTATTGCATCCACCTAGAAGGTGGGATGCAATACAACATCAACACTGGCTCTCGAGACCGCGAATGTTGTAACAATGTTGTAGTGTTGCATTATGCAACACTACGCATTCTTCAGTTCTGTTTCCATTATGGAGACATACTCGTTAATGTGATCGGCTATCGCAGGCTGAAGATACTTCCGGGGCCTGACATATCCATGGCCTCCTCCGGATCCTCCCGGTGCGCTGAACTGCTCCCACTCAGGCGGTGGATCGAAGTAGGGTCCGGTTCCCAGTTCCACATATGGTGCGTACTCGACATTGGAACCTATAGACACCTCATCGCCATCCACTTGGAAGGTGATTGAATTCCTCAGGGTTCCGCCTCTGTACCCTTTCTTTCCTGTGCTCTCAGGCGTACCCACCGGGCACAGTGCCTTAGCATACTTCTCTGCCTTGATACCTATCATGGTCAGAATCTTCTCAGTGGAATTGTCAAGCGCGTCAAGGACCTGCGCAGTATTATCCATGGTGATTTCTATGTTTCCCACCATTCCGGTGGTCCCAACCTTCTTTAGTCCTGCCATCAGATAAATATTCCTTTCTCTTCGCACTCCTTCGAATACTTCATGTACTCTTCAAATTCCCTCTTAACATCCTCCGGAGCACCCTCTTTCAGATGCCAGTTACCATCCTCCGGAACAAAGTATGTACTGTTAGTAAAATCCATCTTGATTGTGCTCATACTTAATCCTCCAACTTATTTAGTAGTTTCTCAAGCTCCTTACCAAATTCGGCGGCAACTGCTCTCGGGTTGGCACTGGTGATATACTCGGCAAAGCATTCAGCGAACCACTCCTGCGGATTCTTAGTAGCGTATTCACTCACATAATCGTGAACGGCCATGCTCATACCTTCCTTGCCACCCCAAATGTCAAACATCTGTTGCATTACTGGGTCTCTTTTCGCTACCCTCTTCATGATGGTGTTTCTCATAGTAGATGACGCGTATCGGTATTCGCCCTTTGCGGTAATACCGCCGAGAACACCTTCCCTTGCTAATAGGCCATCTATGGCGTGTCCTATCTCATGAGTTACTATACTCTCAGCAGTAGTGCCACGCGGGTGCCACCCGGATAGAACATCGTGCTCGTAATGCTCCATAATCCTTCGCCAGTTGCCATATCGTTCAGGTCCCGGGTTGACTTGCACTAGACCATTTTGCCTTAAGTAACACCAAGCATAGGTGTTATCATTCATACCAACCGGGTGTGCATTCGGAGCATCGAACTTACCCTTAAGCTTGGGAAATTTAGCAAACACCTGTTCATACGCCGCCGCAACAGATTTAGCAGAATCGAGGTCACACCCAGTAAGGTCCGCTGTTGACGTGAAATTAATGGTAGTGCGGAACAGCCCCGCAGAATTGAGCAATTTGTTCACCTCTTCAACAGTCTTGCAGGCTCCGATAGTAACCTGATTGAATGCAGTGAGAGGAGCCACCCTAGACTTGGAATATTGCTTGCCCTTGGCCTTTTCCCACTCCCGGTATGTCATGGCCTTTATCGGCTTACCATCTATATTGTCATATCTCTCATATTCGGCAGGATAGTCGTCGATATCTCCTACCAGTGTACATCTGCAGTTGTACACCATTGATGGGTGGGCAGTAGGGTCTCCCGGGAACATGATCTCATATCCGCCTATTCTGAATGGTTTATTGAGGGGTTGTTTCTGACCATCGAGATCGGCGTGTTGCCATCTAGTACGCTCATCAAGGGTAGACATCCACTCTTTGTGGAGTTTTATCCCCATGCCCTGCGCTTCTTTCAGCCTATATTCTCTCCCGGCATTCTGAGCCATGGTCATTCCGGTTCGGGCGTTGGTAAGCATTGAGGCCATATTTCGAGATCCGGTTACTTTAGCCAGTCTCTTGGCTACTTTGTCCAAGCTCTCGCCCTGTATGATGCTCTGCGTTATCTGCCGGGTTATATTGTGCATGTTCCAGTCCATATCCTTGGACTTCTTCGGCTTGTAGAACGGTAGTACCTGCGGGTCGCTCTTAATCAGGTTTACCACTGTGGACGAGTCATACAGGTTGAACCCGAAATTGATACCTGCCCCGTGCTCCAGTGCATACGCCTGATAATTGGCATTGGCTATAAATACGTTAGCCTTCTGCTCATTTGCCATCTTGGCGGCAATCGAATTGGCATTGTACAGGACCTCGGCAACCTGCTCCCTCTTGGCTATCCACTGCTTGCCTTGGAACGCCTGCCCTGCTCTCCACCTGTTATACTCTTCCTGCGTGATTTTGCCTTCCCGCAGTTCCTGCAGTTTTATTTTGTCCTTTATGTTGCGCCTGCGGTTGAAGTCCATCATCTTGGCTTCTATGTCCGCTTCGGCCTCCGTATATACATCCCTTATACGCTTTTCAAGCCTCATCACGTACATATCGGTCCATCTCCCGCCCTGATCCACGTGTCACCTCCTGCGAGATTTGCCTCGGAAGGCCTTTCTTTGGCCTTCCCTCTGTCTTAAGCTTCTTCCTCGAGTGTCAGGCCGTCTTCGTCCTCAGAGACCGGAGGAAGGCCTTCCGGAGCCTCTTCTTCAAATCTGTCCGCCGATTCCTGATCCTTCTTCGCGAGAATCTCGGCAACCTCGTCAATGGTAATAAACGGTAATTTACTGAGAATGGTCTCCTCATCGAGATATTCTGCCGCAGACATAATCATGTTAGTCTGCTCCATCTGATTGGAAATCCGATTGCGCTTGAATACCGGGGTATCTTCGATTCCAATCAACCTGAGAATCTGCTGAATGAACTCAATTATCTGATACTCGAAATTATCCGCCTCTTCGTCCATGGGCTGATAGGCGGCATCAATGTGGTCATTCGTCGCACCTGCGGCCACCGCATGGACATCTAATGCGCCGAAATCCTCGTAGATTCCGTTCCGGATTTCGGTAAGATACGCGGACCGGGCTCCATACGGAATATCCTGCGTGTAAGGGGTAGCTTTGGAGTTGTCAGTATCTACTGTCGCGATGTGTGCTATTTTCAGTCTGTCCCGAAATCTCGCCAGTTCTGTGTCCGACATACCGCCGCAGTTTTCGAGTATCCAGTAAATCTGTGCGCAGTCAGTCAGGTCGTTCGCAAATCCGGATCTGATGAGGTCAAACGAGTCGATCTTCTCCTTCATTCCGACCAGTGTGCTCTGATGCAGGTCCGAGCCCCACAGAGGTATAATCGGTAGGGAGCCATAGTTCTCTTCTCCGATAATCTCCTCTCCGTCCTCTTCACTGACAGCTACAGTCACCCTGTACGGCCTTGTAGGTTGAATCTCCTCGAAATCCATGCCTACCTTTGCCTTGGATTTATACTTGGTATATCCGTTCTCCTCGTAAAGCACGGCAATCATAGGCTTGTTCTCGTCGAGCCTCCAAAACCGGATTCCTGCCCTCAGAGCTCCGGTCTCCTCATCCCACAGCGGAACAAATTCCGTGAGTGGGAAGATGTGCAGTCTGTCGACATTCCAATATCCGAAGCAGACGCCATGAATAAGAGCACTGTACCCCGCTCTCTTCAGGTCCGTGTCAAATCTGTTCCCGAGGGTTTCCTTCGTGGTATCCACCGTAGTCTGTACCCCCTCTTCATTGACACTGACTTCCTTATGATCGGAGAACGATACTCCATTACCAAGCAGGTATGTGCACCTCTGAGTGTTCAGCCTCCGGAAAAAGTTGGAGCAGAGCTTGTTGTTGGAGGCAGTAAAATCCTCCACCGGGGTTCCCGTCAAGGTAAAGATGGTCTTCACATAGTTGATTATGGTTTCATTTCGCTGATGGTCATATTCGTCGGCACTCTTGGCCGTCAGGTACATATCACTGCGAATGTGTTGAGTTATGGCGTTGGTGATGGCCCTGAGTTTGTTGTTCTCACTGATAAAATCCTGATACGTGTACATTTCGTCTGCCCTCCAAAGGTGACTTATAGTTTGGTAGATATGTGGCTTTTGTTATCCTCTTTGTATTTACTAGATATCTTGTAGCATCCATCAGATGGTCGAAGGCCTTAACTGGCCTGTCTTCCACGGAGGAGGCATCCCATATATACGACTGGGCCTCCTTTATCCACTGCTTACACTTCTTGTTTATCTTCAAAAGACCCCTCTCGAAGGCCGTCGAGGTGTCTCGGATACCATTCAGCACATCGTTATTGGCTGAAATAGGCCTGAGCCATTTGGACTGGCGGAGAAGGGCTATAAAGGACGCGGCAGAAGGGTCTATAATTACCGGAATCCGGTCCACGACTTCTTCCTCCTGCCCCCATATATTAGTATCCATGTGGGCCAGTTTGCTCTTTAACGGTTCTATCATGGCTTCAAGCATCTGCAAATATTCATCATCGGTCTTCTGTACCCCGGTCTCCCTTCCGGAGTAGTACAGTTCATTTACCCCATACCATACTGTTCCGTGCCTCTCCCACACCATCACGGCAAATGGGTTTGAAGTACCATAGTCTATCGATATACAGTATTCGTCCGGGAGGCTGTCGGGATTCTCTTCGTATATGGCTTTGACATAGTTTGGGTACACTAGACCTTCAGCGAGGGTCCATAATCCGAGAATATATCTATCGAACCATACTCCTTCGTATTCGGCTTCCAAGTTCCTGACGTACTCCTTCGGAAGGAAGGGGTTGTCATATATAGTGTAATTCTGACAGTATACGTCTACCCCGCGTTCCGCAGAATCGAGGAACTCCTTGAACCAGTGGTTGGGGCTTGCCGGGTTTGTTGTGGCGTCACAGCAGGACCACGGCAGAGATAGACGGGATTTGAGCATCTCGAAGACTTCGTAGTTGATATCTGTCGCCTCGTCGATGGCCACATATGCTATTTCGGATCCTCGGATCTTGGCCACCTGTCTGACATTATCGGCACCGATGCAGTATACCTTCTCTCCCATGATTCTAGATATGTTCTGAGAGTTGATACCAGTGGCGATACCGTCACCATAGATGTCCCTCATGGGTTGG